TTATAGTAAGACATAGTAGACATAGTAGACATAGTAAAAAAGTAAAAAGTTACATAAAATATATATAGAGTTAGTTTCATCTATGTTCTTATGTCTACTATGTCTATGATATATTAACCTTCGGATTTATTCAGGGACATTTATAGACACCTTTAATAAATTTGATTTATTTCTTATATGTCTAATAAAATGTAAGAGGTAAGCTTATATTATAGTAAGACATAGTAGACATAGTAGACATAGTAAAAAAGTAAAAAGTTACATAAAATATATATAGAGTTAGTTTCATCTATGTTCTTATGTCTACTATGTCCCAATCATTTGGGATATATGCCTCCGGATTCGTTCAAAAATATAGAATATTTATTTTATTCGGACACTTTGCACTCATTACACTTTTCAAACTTTTATTTTAAAAATCTCTAGTAATTTTTATTTTACATTTAAAGAATTAAAAACTCTAGTAATATATATAATGCAACTTTACAATATCATATTTTGTGTAAAACACTTAAAAGAATTAGTTAAAAATAATAATGAACAAGAAGCGGGAGAATATATTGAGAAATTCTTTTTCAATACTCACGAAGGGTTATTTTTTCATGATGGCAACTCTCCAAAATGGTATAATATTTCACCTCAACAAATACGAATTTTTATGCCAAATGACATCACAAATAATAAAAAAGGTATTGAAAATTTTGAAGGGAGAGCATATCTTCAGTCTTTTAATTTCCAATCTAAAAAATATTTAGTTGATGTTATTCCAGATGTAGCCGATACTATTATATCAAAAGAAACAACATTGAAAGGTATTAAATTTGAACAAAAATATTTAAATTTCATGGGTGAACATAAACATGTTGTTCAAGACATACCAGAATATGAAACTTTTTCAGACAAAGATAAAAATAAGGTTCAATTAATACTTAATCATATTTTTGAAGTATGGGCTAATCAAGATGATAGTATGAATAAATACTTAATTCAATGGTTGAGTTTTACGATAATGGGTCATAAATTGCTGACTTTTTTATATTTACAATCAACCGAAGGAACAGGTAAGTCAATTATAATTGAATTTATTCGCTCTTTTGTTTTGGGAAATCGACGAGCAATAATAAGTTCAACCCCGTCTCACATCAATAAATGGACAAAAGTTTTAGAAGGAACTTCATTAGTTAATATTAATGAAATGCCTGTATCATCTGACTATAAAGGATTTAATGAATCTTTGAAAAATTTAACGACTGAGTGTATTTTTTATCCAGAAGAGAAAAATGAGAAATCATATTCTCAAAGAAACACATTTAATTTTATTATAACAACAAATAAAGAAGCTATACAATTCGACGAAAATAATAAAAGAAGAATTGTTTCTTTAGATATTAATGAGTCAAGAATAGGAGATACTGAATATTTTAATAAAATAATAAAAGAATGTATGAATGATGAATGTGGAAAATGTTTTTATGCATACATGAGAGACAATTATATTAAAGATTTTGATTTTACTAAAAAACCAGAAACTAAATCATTTATAGAAGGTATTCAAAAAAGATTACCCCTTCATATTAAATTTTTAAAAGATTTGATAAGAGAAGGTGAGGATAAATTAGATATTTGTGAAGATTTTTATGAGGAATATTCTTTCTGGTGTAAATCAAAAGGAAAGAATCCATCAGATAAAATTAATTTTGGGAAGTCATTATCACAAATTGAAGGAATAACTAAAATTAGAAAAACCGACAAAGAAACTAAAAAGAAACATAATTATTATTCAATTGATATAAAAGAAATGTTTAACTTTTTCAAAGGTAAAGATTACATAAGCAAATATGATAACATCATTATTGACGATGAACCAACTGAAAACACACCCAAAACAATTGATTATAAACTTAAATATCTTGAATTAAAAAAAGAACTTGACGATTTAAAATATGCTCTTGAACAAGGAGTTGAAGAAATTCCTAAACAAAAAGAAGAACTAATCAAGACAACATCAATAAAAAAAGAACCAGTCAAAATTGAAATGAAACCAACAATTAAAACTAAAACAAAATTTAAAACAAAATCATTAACTTCAAAAAAGAAGAATATATTAAAAGGACCTTGTCAAGTATCCTTTGATTAAATCAAAAAATTATATTAATAGTCAAAACTAATATATTAATATCATTTTTTAAATGAGTGCTCAAGGTCTGCTACTCTTGCCTGTCCGATTTGGTTTTTTAGTGAAATTCTAGATTCCCATGTACTGTCATCTTCAGAATATCCCTTCCATTGTATTTTATAATGAATTTTTCCCTTTATTTTCTTTTTTGCAAGTATTCGCTCTGGAATATAGAAGCCTTCTAACGGTTCTTCATCTTGAATATCATCAATTTCATTAGATTTTATTTTAAAAAGTTGACCTTTAGTATATGCGACTCTATCTTTTTGATTAACCATATATAGAGGAGGTTGATTTGGTAATAATACAAGCCGTTTAATTTTAAAATTTTTGTTTTTATATCTCTGGTCATTGCTTCTAAATTTTTTACTTCCTTTAGTTAGTGAACCATCAAAACTATTAATTGGATGTTCAAGAGGAATTCTTACAATTTCACCAACTCTTAATAATTTACAATCGTCACCTTTACATTTTGGATATCTATTTTTTTTAATCATTTGCCTATATTTATTTATTTTTTCTCGTTGTGATTCATTATAAGATTTTGTAATATTTTGTATAATATCTTTCCATTCAAAATTAGGTTTACCTGTGTTTATTTCTTTTTGTGTTTGATATAAACCAATAATACGACCAATAAGACCATTTACGCTTTCAACCAATCCGTTTTGTCTACTTCTATATGGTTTAATAAATTGTAATTGTGTTTTACTATCAGACTTACCAAAGAACTTTTTAAATTCACCTTTGAATTCTGAGCCATTGTCTGCCTGTAAAATGGAAGGATATTTAAGTACTTTATCTCGTTTATAAATTCGCTGTAATGCTTTAAGTACTGATTTTGAATCAATTTTTTTTAATGGTTCTATTCCAATATATCTCTTATAATCAGCAACAACTAAAGCATATTCAAATCCTTCTTTATCCTTTGGTAATTGGATAATATCAATTTGTTGTTTAAAATTAATTGGGTATATTGGAGACCTTGGACTATTTTTTGATTTATTTGTAGGATATTGAAACAAATTGATAGATTTTGTTAACTTATCATTGTCATTCATTTTCTTTAATATCTTGTTGAAAAAATTGTTTTGTGACATTATATTGAATGATAAATTATTTAAAAAACTCTAGGAATATTAAAAAATTACTTTAAAGAAAAAAATCTCTAGTATATTATATAATGGAAACTCCAAATTATTTTGAAGAGCTTAAACAACTTGAAGTCAATCTACCTGAAAATTCACTTGAAATAGGAGGTAATCTTGCTGAAATGATGTCATTTGAATTTATTGAACCAAAAACATTAAATGAACAAAATATTGAATATATGAAAACTTTTATTAAGGATGAAATAGATGATTATGAAAATAAACTATTTTATGTAAGAGCAACATTTGGGAATGAATTGGAAGGTGGTTTTTTTGATTTCGGTTTAAATGATGGTTGGGATTCGTTTAATGACCTTTCATTAGGTGACCCTAGATTTTTATATTTACATGTTAATTTAAGTCTTATATTTGCTTTTGATATATTCTTCGTTGAGAAACCAAGTGAAGAAGGAGGAAATGATAAATATAATATGTGTTTATATAAATCTTTAAAATCTATATTGAATGAAAGCCTTAAATTAAAAAATAAAGGTATAAAAAATTGTGTTGGTGTTGATTTCGAGGATAAGGTTCCAGTTTCAAAACTTTATAAATTAGAAGATAAAATTAAAACAAATATTATAGTATCTGGAGATGTTGAGTATATGGGAGCTCAAAAATATAATCAATCTGCATATTTAAAATTAGAAAAAGGACATTACACACCCATTGTTTCAACTAATGACAAATGTTCTAAATTCTTTAAAGATGAAATTCCAGTTGAAATTGTATCTTATGACCGTTCGGAAAGATATCAACCCAAAAAAGCCAAATTTAGTCATCTTGTTTTACAATCTCGTGACGATTACCTTAAAAAGAAACCACTTCAAACAACTTATGAAGAAATTACAAAACAATATGACGAATTAAAACAACTTTCAAAGGGAAAATTCAATCCTTATAATTTTATATCTATCCCACAAATGGCATACTCCATATTTTATAAGAATTTTTCGGGAGTTAAACCAGACCCAATCGAACCACATGAGGCATTATGGATTACAAGGGCAAACAATGGAGGTTTTAGAGTAGCAAAAGTTGGAATATATAAAAAAGGTTATTCATACGATATTAATCGTTTTTATCCTTCTTTACAATCTCAATTAAATATTCCCATCAATAAACCAGAATTTCAAATATTAGAAGAATTACCAGAAATAATATCAATTGGTGTTTATCGTGTTGATATAGAACAACATCAATTTTTTTCAAGAAACAAATTTAATTTATATACTCAATATTCAATTAGACAAGCTCGAGAAATGGGATTAAAAATAACACTTATTAAAGATGGATGTTTTAATAGTATGATATATAAAGGTAAAAATATAAGTACAAAGAGATTAACAAAAGATTATCAAGAATTATACGAATTATCAAAAAAGGTAAAATTAGCTAAATTGATTATGAATTCCGTATGGGGTAGTGTATGCGAAAAAACTAAAAAAATTTCAAAATTACAAAATGATAATATAAAATCAATTTCTGTTAATGATACAATTCAAAGGTTTAATAATTCATTTTTAATTACTCAATATTCGAACGTAAAACCTTTCAAATCAAATTTTGCTAGAATGGGTATGTTTTTAACTTCAAAGGGAAGATATGAATTATATAAAATAATATCTAAACATCAAGATAAAATAATTTATGCTCACACTGACGGATTTATTTCAACCAAAAGATTAAAGATTCAACAAGGTCAAAATATGGGAGAATTGAGATTTGAAGGGAAATATGAGAATCTTGAAATTAAAAACAAAAATTATAAATCTTTTTCATCCTTCAAGTAATAAAATAAATAGTTTAAAGAATTATCTACAGTCTATTATATAGAATGGTTACAAATTCAAAAGAATACTCTAGAAAATATTATCATATATTTAAAGCGAATCATATGCCTATATTTTGTAAATGTTGTCAAAAAATGGTGAGTTATACCTCTTATAATAAACATATACAAAGTAAAAAACATATTAAATTAGAAAAAGAAGGTGGAGGCGGTGAAAAAATACAATCAGAATTAAAAGCAAAAATGGAACAGTTGAACAACCAAATAAATAATATAAAAAACTCTCTTCAATTGATTAATGAAAAACAAAAAAACTAAGTTTCATATAAATTAAAATCTCTAGTATTTTATATGACATTTAACAAAGATTTACAATTTGGTAATAAGTACGAAAAAGAATTTTTAAATCATATTAATTATGATTCTTTTAAAATATCAGAAGGTAATTTTAAACCTTATGATTTACTTGTAACAAATAATGGAAAAACTAAAAAGGTTGAGGTGAAAGCTGATAGATTGTTAAAAAAAACTGGTAATATTTGTATTGAAATTGAGTGTAATAATAAGCTATCTGGTATTTCAACAACCGAATCAGATTATTATGGATACTTTGAAGTTTTAAATGATGATACAAATTCATATAATTTATATATCATACCAACTATAAAAATAAAAGAGTTGATTAAAAATAAAAAGTATCATAGAACCATACAAGGTGGAGATAGAAAAGCATCAAAATTTCATTTGTTCAATAAATCCCACTTTGAGGATTTCCTAATTTGAATTCTAATAAAAATAATTATTATTATTAAAGTTCAATCAAATTTATATATTTATAAATCTAACATCTTTTTCAATTGTGATTTGGTAAGTTTAGCACCTCCTTTTTTACCTCCCAATTTTACAAGTTCCCCACCTTTACCATAACCAAAAGTATTAGCAACTTTACCTAAAATAGAGCCATCTTTTGCTACATTTCTTAAATAAGGAATGTTATTTCTTCCAATTTTTACAGCAGTTTTACCCAAAGGAGAAGATAAAAATTTAGTAACACCAGATAACATACTTCCGAATGAACCGCCAATAGAACCACCTAATACTCTTCGCATAGAGTTATCCTCTGCGGTATATTGTACAGGAGATTTAAGCATTTCTTCACCTGTAAGCAATGGTCGAACTTCCGAGAAAGTACCATCAGTATCATAAAGGAAATTATCGGAGAAGGTGTATAATTCAATAGTTGTATTGGTTCCAGCTCCATATTGGAGGGTGACATTGATGGAGAAATTTAATGTTTTATTGACATTGCTCACGGTATCCATATTTAAACCTAAATCAGAGGGCCGGAAGTATACAGGTGAACCAGAGCCTGGATTTTCATCAGCACTTGTTGGGTCGGCTGCGGAACCTAAGAAGGTTGAAGGTCTTTTATTTAAACCATTCTTACTTGAGAGCATGTATAATTGGTAACTGTCTAAATTTTCAAGAAGGTTATTTCTATTGTCTGTATTAATTGATATGTTTTTTATTGGGAAAAATGCATTGGCTTGATATACTCCGGATGATTGCCGAACCATAACGCAAAACATTGATGGTACTCCATTAAGAACAATATTATTTAGGTTAATTTTGTTTTGAGCATCTATAACTTTGCTCTCAACCTGTTTTCTTTCGATAAGGGGCATATTATAAACAAGTGAACGAGGTATAGATTCAACAATGCTAGGGTTCCAGCTTCTGATTAACAATTCGTATTTTACACTACTGAAAGTGACTGCACCGACCAAATCAGTATTTTTATTTACCCAAGAATTTAAATCTAAATTCATATTGAGACTCATAATAAAAGAGTTGATATTTTTGAAGGGTTGAGCCTCTAATGGTGAATGATATTGAAAGGGATTAGCCATAATTGTTTCCTCTACAATAACTTTTATAGTTTGAAGGGCATCACCTGCATCACTTGAAATTTCAACTTCATAGTTCCCGCCGAATCCTCTTGTTTTTGTACTATCTACACAATCACCTCCAATTTTGAGAGGGTCATTTATCAGAGCATCGTCAAAAAATTCGTAATCGTTAGTTTCACTGACCTGCGAAATTATAGCATTTGTGTGTGGGTCGTTAGACATAACAACAGCATCTACAATCTCGGATGGACTAGAGGAAATCTTTTTCCCATTTAATTCAACTGATGCAGATGTTATACTGCGATTGACAGCAAATGAAGCCAATCCAATTTGACTTTTCATAGAGGCTTTTGTTCCTACATAAGTAAATTCAACAGTTTGTCTCATTTTGGGAGCACCATCTAATAGACCATCTGCAAATGAATAATTCCATAAGACAGTTCCAGTTGCGGAACCTTGACCTGTTGAAGGTTGAATACTACGATAAGAATTTGAATCGTTTCCCATATGAGAACCTACAGCTACATTATCGGGCTTAACCCATTGATACATTTTAGGGGCTAAAATTACAGATTTTACTGACATGATATAATATAACTTAGATTATAATTTCCTTAAACTTTTTGATTGAAAAATAATAATTTTACTCCTGCTTTAGATTTTGGTAGAAGAAAAAGTTGGTGCTTTTCTCCATTGTAATCATACCAAACAAAATTTAAATTAAACCCCTTAAAGTTATCATCTTCTTTCAAATTATGGTACCTATGGTCAGATTCTGAAGCATTAAACACAATGCTTTGAAGTGATTGATTATTAGTTTGATAATATAAAAAATCAGTTAAGAAAACTCCTATATTTTGTGATACACCACCACTTACAGGAGGTAATAACTCATAATCAACAGGCATATTATACGATTCTATCACAATTCTGGAAACTGGAGATAAAAATTCGATTGTTTTAGTATCCTGTGTTTCAATATTACCGTTTAACCTAATAGAAAAAAATTCATTATCATTATCTGCATCCGTATAATAAAAACTGTTAATATACCACCTTAAGGTTTCATTAAATACAACTTCATTATCATTTCTAAATGCATCAAGAGAATTAACAGAAAATAATAATGTTTTGTCATCAAATATTACTGTAGGAATAGGAGCAATCGAATTTATAGTACAAATTGAGGTTAATGTGTTATTAATGGCAGTGGCAACATCTTCAATATTATAAATATACCCGTCTTCATCAGCAAATGCTGAAAAATCAACTACATCATACTGAATTACACTAGTAGAAATAATTTTAACACCAACTTTACATTCACCTCCATTTGTATCAAATAATGGGAGTCTTACACCATGTAGAAAAAATCTTTCAACACTTAATACCCAATCTTGAGTGTTTTTAATAATAGCCTCTTGTCTTTGAATATTAACAGTAGCATTGATTTGTTTCTGTGCTTCACCTGATATGCTTTGATTTAAATATAAATATCTATTCATTATTTTGTATTAGATATTAATATTTATATAAGGTATTTAATGAAAAAATTTTACTGTTGTCATATCTTCACTTATATTATTATAATTTGCTATACTTTTTATTTGTTTCGCAAATTCATCATTAGACATTCCAGCACAGGCACATCTTAATAAACACCACCTCCCACAAGTTGCAGTTCTTCCTTTTTGTAATACATGGTCTGAATAATCAACAACATAATTAGAATCAAGTAATAATCTAATTAATGAATTTTCACGTTCTCTATAAAGTTCGTTTCTATCTTCTGCATAATTTTTTTGTGTATCTGGTTTTTTGCCGTAACTATCAAAAAAATATATTGTGTTGTCATTTTTACATAAACAGCAATAATGACCATATGAAGGAGTACTTGGATAGAATATGATAACTTTATTCGTTCTTCTAAATAAATCTTTAATATTATTCATTCTTATAATATCATCATAAAAAACAATATCTATTGGTGATTCATGTGATGGCATCTTATTATTCCATAACTGTTTTACTTCTTGAGGACTTAAAGCTTCAAATTGTATTTTTTCCATTATTTATAATGATATTAAAATATTATTATTCAACCGTTAATATTTCTTTTTGACTGATTAAATACTTATCATCAGTATTAAAACTTACCCATCTTGATTTTTTTAACATTCTTGTCACTCTCTTAATTTGTGGCGTACTAAATCCCAAATAATCTTGAAATAATATATGTCTAGTTCTTGCAAGTGATTTACTGAATACTACATAATCTGTGGCTTCTTCTTTTATTAAACTAAATGATTGTCCTCCCTGTGCTTTATGATTACATATTATCAATGAACATCTATAATGTCTCCCTTTTGTTAATAAATGGTCTCTAAGTAATTCAATTTTATCTTTATCTTTATTTTTTTCATAATCATCAAATAGTACAACACTATCTGAAAATATTTCTTGAATATCATCCTCATCAAATATAATAGATAAACCAGCTTTTCCACCTTTTCTTTTTGGTTTCATTTCTTTTAATTCTAGTTCCAAATTCATTATATCTCTTATATCATCCATTTCATTTTTCATATACTTAAATTTTATCATCTTCTTTTCATATTCTTTTTGTCTCTCTTCAAAATCATCTTGTGAATTAACAACAATATTATTAATATCCAAGTATTTTGCTTTTCCAAATTTGCTGTCTTTTATATCTGTTATGATAAAAATCTTTTTAATACCACTTCTTCTATATTTTTCTAATAATTCAGCAGAAAAATACGATTTACCACTTCCACTCTTACCTGAAATAAAGAAAACATCTCGTTCTATTCTATCTGTTATACTGGGAGGTAATACCTCAAAATGTGAATTTCCTAAAGCCTGTAATTCGTTAGTTGTGAATTCTTCTATTTTATCTTCAATATCATTTCGTAATATTGCTTTCATTTTTTGAGTTCTTGCCTGTCTCCCATATGTTGTTTCCAAAAAGTCATCTGATATATCTACTTTATTTGAATCTTTATCAAGATATACAATTCTACTTTTTTTGTGGTTTTTTTCTACAGCAATAGCAAATCCTTTTTCGTCAAAGTTTAACATTATTTAACCTTAGAATATTTTTAATTATGGCAAATCGACATTTTTATTTATCAAATTTTGTAATTTCTTTATCATTTTAGGTATTTCACTCATTTTTAATGTTTTAAGATTTCGTAATGATGGAAATTGAGCCCCAATTTTAATAATTATATCTTCTTTCAAATTTGACAAAACTAACTTTTTAACATTCATATCAAACTTACTTTTTTTTAATGATTCTAATCTTGATTTTGTCAAATACATAAAACCATTATAATTATTCTGTAATTGTTTCTGTATATATTTATCATTTGGTTTCAAAATTCTCATCCGTTTTAGTGCCTTATATTTGTTTTTTTTTGAGTACTTTTTAATATCATTTTCAATTAGAGTTTTAAAGTCAATCTTTCTCAAATCACTTTCTGTTGTGAAATCATAAATTATTGAAATTTCATCAATGTATGACCCATTAAAAACGAACAAATCCCATTTAATCCATTTGAATACTGCATTGTTTAATAATCTTTCAACTTTTTCTTGACTCTGTAAAATATCTAGTGCAGAAACTACCGTTTTATATTTGTTATCTCCTATTTTGATTTTAATAAATTGAAATTCATAAGTTAAATTAATAATATTTTTGATTAAGTAGTATAATAAACCATCTAATTCATTATAATCCATTTTTTTATATAAATCAATATCAGAAGCCCACAATGATATAGGATAAGAGCCATTTAATCGTAAAGAATTAGAGTTAGAATATGACATTTTTTCAATAGTTTTTTTATTAATATCATTAAATTGTTTCAATGTTTCTTTTGTAATAATCATTTAGTTATTATTAAATGTGATATTTTATTATCTCACTATCATTATATAGAAATGGACGAATCATTACAGAAATATTTACTTAATCTTGCTATCGGAAATGCAGAAGAACAATCAACAGCACAAAATGCTCGCCGTTCAAAAATGCAACAAGAAACTATTTTAAGAGAAGAATTAGCTGAAAAATCAAATCGAGATGATATTATTTTAGATGAATTTGAAAAAGGTAATTATCAAACACTTGACCAAAAATTAAGAGCTTCACGAATTGGGAAACAAGTACGGGGTTTATTAAATAATGTTGTTGATAATTTGAATGTTTCCAGTACGGGACCTTTTACTGAATCATTATCTGCTGTTATTGATAATCTCGGAGTAATTCAAGAACTATTGAAATCAGAAAATATTCCATCAGAAATAATTCAAGCAATTCAAAACTTTACAGAAGACACTGATTTTATAGACAGAACAACATTTACTAAAGCAGATATAACCAAAATTAAAAATTCTTTCAAAAAAACACGAAGATATCTTAATAATTCAAAGATTTCATTAGATGAATTAGGAACAAAAATTAAGAAAACAAAAAATATGAAACAATCTATTAAAAGTATTTTATCTCGCTCAACAATACCTGATATTAAATCTATGATGACTGATTTAGGTTATACTGGATTTAGAACAAGTGATAAAAAAGCAAGCCTAGTTGGACAATTATTTGAAAATTTAACTCGTTCAAGTGATGGTGCCATTAACAGCGTTCTTTTTAATTATGGGTATGATGTTGATGATATTGATATAATTTTAGATGAATTGGATAAATTGGACAACGGAGAAGAAGAAGATGAAGAGAATGAAGATGAAGATGAAGAGAATGAAGATGAAGATGAAGAGAATGAAGAAGAAGATTTATAATAAACATTATAATTTATACAAAATAATATTATCTAATGTTTATTATATCATGGAACAAACCCTATCACTTACAACAGCAATATTAACACCTGTTGCAATGTACACATGGAATAACTGTATTAAACCAAAAATTAGAAATCCAACAAAAATTCAAAAACATGTACTTCTTTTACCATCTAGGAGTGGTAAATCATATTTGTATTCTAAATTAGCGAGCCAAAAAAATTATATGGTTATTGATGTAGACGAATTCCTTAAAACTTGCTCATCTAGAGATGAAATAGATAGATTAGATATGGCAAAAAAAAACAATTCATTTTATGAATATGATTTATATTATAAGAGTTGTGCTGATAAGGTACTTAAATTTGTAAGAGAACAAATTAAGGGTAATAAATCATTAAAAGTATTATTTATATCAAGTTGTTTTAATTGGGCTTCCCAATTTAAAAAAGATGCTGTATGTTGTGCATCTCCCAACAGCGATTATTGGGATGAAATTCTTAATGGTGAAGAAGATAATAAAAAGAAAGAACATCTTAGGAAATTTAGGCAACATTTTCTAGATTCTTTACCTTCAAAAGATGCATGTTCAACATATAATAGTTTAAAAGAATTAGAAGAATTAGTTCGAAGAAGATTAAATTTAAATCATCATTTATAAAATATTATCTAATCTATATTATATAATGAGCATATCTAATTTAGTAAATGGAAAAAATAATCATATTGTATCTAGTAAAGGACTACAAAGTTTTACAACTGGAAGTGATGATGATTTATATATTGGAGTTGAAAATAAAGCCTCTGATAATTTCGGTTATTATGTAAGTTCTGATGTTACAGCAGTTGCTGATGAAGGATTAACAATTACAGGAAAAAATGCTGATGGAAATAAATCAGATACTCCAATGATGACTTTATACAGTGAAGTTTCTAATTTTGGTCCATCATCCCCATTCTATCAAAAACCTTATGTTGTGACTGAAAATTTAATGTCTTTTGGAGAAGCAAGATTAGGAAAAATAACAAATAGTGGAAGTGATATTAATTGGGATTATATTACTGGCGTATCTGGTGACGTCTATTTAAATGATGCAATGTGGAATTCTGGAGGTGTTTATCATATTTTTTTAGAAGCAATCGACGGGCAAATGGTAAATATTTATGTTACTGATTTAGCCATTCAAAAGGGAGGTACTATGAAAATTTATATTTCAGCATTAGGTACAACTGGGAACAGATTAATTTTAACTGGATTAGATGAAGTCACAGGATTAACTAAAGCTGTTTTCCCAACAAGTGATGTAACTGTTATGTCTATTAATCCATTTCCTCTTGCGGATATTAAAAGTTGTACAGTTCTTACAATAATAGCTTTAAATAATGAAAGATGTTTTGTAACAGTTGACTTATCAACAGATGACCCACAAGTTAGAACATTCTAATTTTTATTAGTAATTATATTTTAATTAGTTATTAATAAATATTATCTCTTATATATCATATGTCAACCAAACAGTTAAAAATTAATATACCGTATTTTGATAAAAAAGAAAATACATTAAGCATTAAATTAAATAATGAAAATCCAATTAAAATTAAAGATAGTGTTGAATGTAAGAGACAAAAAATTAATTCTTCTTCATCAGTCGAAATTTCTAATTTAGAAGTTCTACAAAATGTTGTTATTGCTGGCGATTTAATCATTAAAGGTAATATATTCAATACAAAAAATGAAATAATTAAGCCTTCTTTAGATATTACATCTAAACAATTTGTATCAAAAGAACAACCAACAAATAAAGAACCTGTTACTCATGTTAAACCTGTTACAACAATTGTAGAAAAAGACGGATATTATGGAGAAGAAAAAACAAATATTAAACCTTTAGGCCATGGTGTAAATCTTATAAAAGAAATGAAACCAATTCAATATAATAACGGTAAATTTGGAATTCAACCATCTGAATTAACTAAAAGTTTAAAAGCTGTTGGTATTACTTCTCAAATGGTAAAAGATAATAAAATAGATTTAGGGTGTGTTGTTGCTTGTTTAATCAAGTCTAATCAACAACTTATAAAAAAAGTTGAAGAACTTGAAACCAGATATACAGTAAATTCTAATGTATGGGAATAAAATAATTATCTAAGGTTTAATATATGAAATATAAACTTACAAATGATTATGAAATTGTACCAGTTTCATCCACAGGAGGAGCAAGAACACAAACAATGAATGAGTATTTGAAGATGAAAAGAGAGGTTGAAGCATATTTAAAAAATGGAAAATCACCGCAAAAGGGAGGTTTTCTGTTTGATTTAGTTAAAGCTGTTGGAACAATGGTTAAAAATGGTGTTGAACATAAACCAGCTTTTGAAGATGTATTATATCATGGAAGCGGAGCTAACGATGTTGATGGAGGTTTTCTCGATTTATTTGGAAAAATGATTAAAAAGGGCTTTGAACATAATCCAGCATTTGAAAATGTATTATATCATGGAAGCGGAGTTGAGGGTGGGTTTCTTCTCGATTTAGTTAAAGCTGTTGGAACAATGGTTAAAAATGGGGTTGAACATAAACCAGCTTTCAAAGGAATTTTTGGGAAGGGTAAAACATCAGGTTTAACAAAACCAAAAAGAAAAGTTAGTGCTAAAATGAAACAAAGAGGCGAACTTATCAAACAAGTAATGAAAAAACATAAAGTTACTTTACCTCAAGCTTCAAAAATGCTTAAAGAAGCTGGATATTAATTTTTAACTAATATTTTATACTATTAATTAAAATCTAATCTAATAAACTTTCCATTTGTCTATATTATGGGCATTTTTACCATCTTGTATAAAGTCACCTGTACTAGTCATTGTGTTTTTAAAAAAACGGCTTGTAGGTAAAAATCTTCCGAGAGGGTCACTAACAATATCTTTTTCAAGACTATAAATATTTATTCCATTTAACTTACTGCCATTTCTTATTAATTTAAGATTTACACCAGGATTAAAAACAAATCCAGTGATTGAAGGATATAAAAGTTTCATATGAAGAATCATAGCACCTCCTAGGCTGTGGCCAACAAATATTATTTTTTTGTTTGGAAATGTAGTTTTTAAATTTTGATATACAGTGTTAAATATTTTGAATTCGTCTGTGCTTTCAAGGTCATCAAAGGTTAAACGTACATTATTTTCCCAATCTTTTTCTGTTTTACTTCCTTGGTATACAAGATATAAAGTATTATCTTTTTCCCATACTTTGATTTTTTTACTATTGAGTATTAATTCATAACCATTAACTATTTCATTTGGATAATCATTATATGATTCAGTGGCAAGTTTTGCCATTTGTCTATCTTTTGTAGTTAAATTTGATAACGGTTCAATTTGCTTATTAGTTGTTTGTTTTGCAAATTCTAACAATTGTAATAAATTACCGCCTCGTTTGATTCCTTTAGAATTCCTTTTTTTTGTTCTTTGATTTATACTTTTAGCTATATTACGTAAAGCTTTATTATGCAAAATATCACTCATTATAATAACATATGAAATTAATTAAATTCATTGATAACTTCTATTTTGTCAGTCCAGCTGTTAACCCATTAAAAAAATATGATGTTTATGATAAAAATGGAACTTTTATTAATAGTTTTGGAGGAATCCGAAAGAATGGAACACCATATCAACAATATTTTGATAAAATAGGTAAGTTTAAACAATTTAATCATAATGACAAAATAAAAAAGAAAAATTATTATAAAAGACATGGAAAAAGTACAAAAATATACTCACCTAAATATTTCAGTCATAAATATTTATGGTGAGGTTAGTTAAATGAAACTGTTATTTTTTCAGAAGTATAAAATATTCCTTCATTTTGGTTCTTATTTTGTTTTTCATCTCCTTTCTTTAATGGTTGTTCTGCTTTTTTAATTGGGTTGTGTTTTTTTGGCATTTATTAATTATAGTTATATTTTATTTTTAATCTAACATTATTTAATATGTCTGAAGCTGGATTTTTAGGTATTAATTTTAAACAAGCTAATTTTAATTCATTCAATCAAACAAGCACAACAACATTAAAAAAATATGGCAAGAATAAAATTAGTTCAATTCGAGTAATTCGTAAGGCTTTGAAAAATAGGCTTATCAATCTTCTTGACAATATATCATTTGGACAATTTAAAAATTTAATGAAAAAATTTGGGTATGATAAATTCTTCCATTTATCACTTCAAATATATATTCAAATGCCTGACGGTTCCGAAAAAATTATAGATGTTGAAAAAGAACAAATGGTATGGGTTAGGAGTGAATTTAAAATATTTGAAGATATGGAAATTGTAAATGTTCCATATTCTGGACAAGTTGATAATATAGGTGATATGTTAATTAAAACAGTCAATAATATTGGACTTGAACCCTTTTTCAGATATTCAGCTTTTAATTATAATTGCCAAAAGTTCATCAAAGATATTTTGGAATCTAATAATATGTATAATAAAGAACTTGATAATTTTATATATCAATCATTTGATGAAATGAGAAAAGAACTAAATCCTCTATTACTTAAAGGTGTTAATGCTGTCACTGATGTAGCAAATTTAATTCAAACAAATTTAGGATATGGTAAGAATGAAAATAAATGTGATTGTGGAGGTAGTCAAAAATCTGGATATGTTAGAGCATTGATAGCTCAAAAATACACAAAACCTAAATTTAATATTGATATGATAAATGCACCATCTGAATATATTCAAAAAAATTATAAAAAGAAAACAAGAGGTAGACCAAAAAAAGTACTAAGTGAAAAAGAACTCGCTAAATTACTACTTCCAAAAAGAAAAAGAGGTAGACCTCGTAAAATCACACAGATTGATTTATAAATAGCCATTTAATTATAATATTTTATTATAATTATATAGTTAATATTTGCAACTTGCCGATAGGCAATATAAATGGTTTTAATTCTTTAACTCAGTACTGTCTTTTTTCAATTGGGAAACGTTAATGAGACTACCCCATAATTTAACAAGGGTTTTTAACAGTTGAATTTTCATATCCACCTTTAACACTTCAGCATAGCAATGTTCGGTTGCATCAATTTCATCAAATATATCTTGATTTGTAATTTCATTCATATAAATTACTAGAGATTTTATTTTTAAATGTAAAATAAAAATTACTAGAGTTTTTTAAAATAAAAGTTTGAAAAGTGTAATGAGTGCAAAGTGTCCGAATAAAATAAATATTCTATA